GACCCACCCAAGGAGATTAAACAATGGCCACAATGTTAGAAATTGCCAACGGCATTTCGCAAGTCCTAGCAGGATCGTATGACGGAGGTTCCGATACCGAAGGGAATCCGATTGCGATTGGACTGAAAAGAGAAGAAGGGCATCCCATTAATGATGCAAGAATCATGGATGGGTTTTACGCATGTATTAAGGGCGACTCTTTGAGGATCAAGTACCACACAGAAGTGAAACTCCGAGAAGTTCACAATTCTAGTTTTGAAAGCGAGATTGAACTAATGATAGAAAAGATTAAGAATTTTCTAGTCAAAGAGTTCAAGAAGGTTACTGGGAAGGCATTGACCCTCAAGGATCCCTCTGAAGTTCAAGTCATGGTGGAATATATTTCCAAAGTTAGGACTTCAGTTCGCGCCCATAAGGATTTCAAGATCGGCGGCGTGCCTGCTACCGAGGAAGTACTCCAGGGTTATAACGAGGGAAAGGGCGATCCGACCAGCGGCCGCTGGAAGAAGTTAAGCGGGATAAAATAGTCTTGCTTCATGACATTTAGACTCACCAAGAAAGAGATGATGAGGGAGATTGTCAAGTGTGGCAAGGATCCCTCTTATTTCATAGATAATTACGCAAAAATATCCCATCCCCAAAAGGGACTGATCCCCTTCAGGTTGTATCCCTACCAGAGGGATTGTCTTCAGGACTTTGAGCAATTTCGATTTAGTGTCATACTCAAGGCAAGACAGTTGGGTATATCGACAATTACTGCTGCCTACGTGGCGTGGTTGATGATGTTTCACAAAGAAAAGACTGTTGTGGTGGTCGCAACGAAATTAAGCACCGCAACAAATTTGGTCAAGAAGGTTAAAACAATCATGAAGAACCTTCCTGACTGGATTAGGATATCGAAGGTCTCTGTGGACAACAGGACATCTTTTGAATTGTCAAATGGGTCCGTGATCAAAGCATCCTCCACTTCCGGAGACGCCGGTCGTTCAGAAGCACTCAGTCTTTTGGTGATTGACGAGGCGGCATATGTTGAAGGTCTGTCGGAATTGTGGTCGGGTCTATATCCCACACTCTCTACCGGTGGACGATGCATTGCCTTATCTACACCCAATGGTGTTGGAAATTGGTTCCATAAGACATACACAGAGGCGGTCCAAAAGTCTAATGATTTTCATGCCATTAAATTGCCTTGGGACTCCCACCCTGATAGAGACATCGCTTGGTTTGAAAAAGAGACCAAGAACATGTCAAGAAGAGAGATCGCCCAAGAATTGGAATGCAATTTCAATATGTCGGGCGAAACGGTATTTCACGGCACTGATATCGCCAGAATGTTCGAAGGGTCGGATGATCCAGAATACAGAACTGGTCATGATAGAAATCTTTGGATATGGCAACGCGTAGAGGATGGCGGCAGTTACATGATATCCGCCGACGTTGCCCGCGGTGACGGAAAAGACTATTCGGTGTTTCACGTATTTAATCTTTCAACAATGGAGATAGTAGCAGAATATCAGGGCAAAGTGACGCCTGATGTTTTTTCACAGATCTTGTTTGACGCAGGTCGAGAGTACAACAATTGTATGCTTGTGGTGGAGAACAACACTGTTGGTTACGCTGTTTTAGAGAAGTTGAGAGAAAAGGATTATCCAAACATTTACTATTCAATAAAATCAACACACGAATACATCGATCAACACCGCGGAGAGCACATGTCTAATGCCATCGCCGGATTCTCCATGACACAGAAGACTAGACCTTTAATCATAGCAAAACTAGAGGAATTCGTGAGAAACAAACTAATTAAAGTAAATTCTGTTCGATTACTGAATGAAATGAAAACGTTTATATGGAATAACGGCCGCGCCGAAGCAATGAGATCCTACAATGACGATCTTGTGATGTCATGTGCGATTGGTTGCTGGGTTAGAGACACAGCATTGGTTGAGAATCGAAGAGAAATGGAATATAAAAAGGTTTTCTTAAATTCTATGTCAAAATCGTCTACAATATTAAATACAACCATTCCAGGGATGCAAGGTCATCAAGCAAAAAAAGCAAAAAAGACACTTGAGAAGCACAAAAAAGACGCTGAACAATATTCATGGTTGTATAAGGGATAGTAAAGATGGCAGATCAAACTAAAAATTCAAAAAATTCAGAAAGTATACTTTTTCGCAGATTGACAAAATTGTTGTCCGGACCAATAGTGGCACGCAGAACCCAGACCGGCCGCCGCCTGAGAAGAATCGATTTAGATAAATATTCCAGTCGGTTTCGCTCTGCCAGCGGCAAGCAATTTAAGAAGACAGCATATGACCCGTTTTCAAATCTTCAGGCAAATGTCATGGCAAACCAGCATCGAGCAGAGCGGTATGTTGATTTCGATCAGATGGAATATACCCCTGAAGTTGCTTCTGCTTTAGACATTTATGCTGATGAGATGACCACAAGCAGTCAGTTGAGACCTCTTCTGAACATTGATTGTCCAAATGAGGAAATAAAATCTGTTTTAAGTGCATTGTTTTACAATATCCTAAACATCGAATACAACCTTTTTGGATGGTGTCGCACAATGTGCAAGTATGGTGACTTCTTCCTGTATCTAGATATAGACGAAAAGAGAGGAATTCAGTCTGCCATTGGTCTTCCAACGCCTGAAATTGAAAGACTGGAAGGCGAAGACAAGACAAACCCAAACTACACTCAATTCCAGTGGAACACTGCCGGGATGACATTTGAGAATTGGCAGTTGGGGCATTTTAGAATACTTGGAAATGATAAATATGCCCCCTACGGTAGTTCTGTCCTGGAACCTGCAAGGAGAATCTGGCGTCAATTGACTTTGCTCGAAGATGCCATGATGGCATACCGAATAGTCAGATCCCCAGAGAGAAGGGTCTTTTATGTAGATGTTGGCAATATCCCACCTGATGATGTTGAGCAGTACATGCAAAAAATAATGACACAAATGAAGCGCCACCAGGTGGTGGACCCTGACACCGGTCGAGTAGACTTACGATACAACCCTCTCTCGATAGACGAAGACTATTTTATCCCGACTCGTGCAGGGCAGAACTCAAGAGTAGAGAGTCTCCCCGGTGGATCATACACGGGTGACATTGACGACGTTAAGTACTTAAGAGACAAACTATTTTCAGCACTCAAGGTGCCCCGGTCCTACCTTGCTCAGTCAGATGACGCAGGAGAAGACAAGACTACCCTGGCACAGAAGGATATTAGATTCGCTAGGACTGTGCAAAGATTGCAACGTTCCGTGATAACGGAACTGGAAAAGATTGGCATCATCCACCTGTATGTTCTAGGGTTCCGCCAAGATGATTTGGTTTCTTTTAAGTTGGCACTCAACAATCCTTCGAAGATTGCAGAGATGCAGGAACTAGAGCACTGGAAGACAAAGTTCGACGTTGCAGGCGCAGCGACTGAAGGATTCTTTAGCAGAAGGTGGATCACCAAGAAACTCTTTGGAATGACCGACGAGGAATTCTTGAGGAATCAAAGAGAGATGTTCTACGATCGCAATTTTGATGCTCAACTTGAGGCAGTCGGCGAACTTGTCCAAGCAGAGGCATCAAAGGATCTTCCAGCAGACACTTTTGAGGGAGAGGGAGAATTTGGCGAACCCGAAGGTGATGACGAAGGGTTCGGAGATATCGAGGGAATGGAGGACGAAGGCGGTGACGAGGGTGATGATGTCCTTCCAATCCAACCACCAGGTAGTCGCTGGACGCAGAAAGAAAAAGATAGGAAGATGGGCAAGAGGACCTTTAAGGACGGGTCCACGACCACAAGTAGGTCCAAGGGAAAGAGGTACGAACCTGTTAAGAGCGACTCGAATTCGTTCGGTGCCAGACAGCGATCAACGAAGGGTTCTTGGAACAATGAAATAACAAAGAACACCATCAGAAATACTAGCAAAGGTGCTTCCGAACTCTCTAGATTGGCAAAAGGAAGTATTACTGAGAAAAAGCAGACTAATTATAGTGAGGAAGAAAAGAGAATAATGGAAACCAATAGAGAGGTTTCCATGCTCATTGAAACACTGAATTTAAGGAGTGAAAAGCATGAGACTAAAGCACAATAAGAAGAGGAATACCGCGTTCTTATATGAATCGTTAGTTAGGGAGTTGACCAAGTCGATATTGAAAGAGGACAAGAACCGAAAGGGGAAAGTCGTTCGTATCCTTAAGGAGTATTTTTCTGGCGATACTGCACTTAAGAGGGAGTTGGATCTGTATCGATCTCTTTATGAGACAACTGGCGTCGACCGACGTATTGCCGAGAAGATTGTCATGGAGACGAAGATTGCCCACAAGGAACTCAACAAAGGTCAGATCTACAAAGACCAGACCAGTTTAATTAAGAACATGAATATCTCACTTACTCCGAAGGTTTTTAACACTTTTGTTCCAAATTACAGAAACATAGCAACAGTCTGTTCAATATTTAATGACTCCGTCCCAGCGTCTGAGCGAGTACTCCTAGAGGAGCGTGTTCTGGAGGCGATGTCGGGTTCGCAAGGTGACAGCACATCAGGAATGGCACCAGTGGACAATCTCGTCTACAAGACGTTCGTGAGAAAGTTCAATGAAGAATATAGCGAAAATCTCCTGGAAGAACAAAAGGAGTTGCTAACAAAGTATATAACATCATTTTCCGACAACGGACTAGAGATTAAAACCTACTTGAACGAGGAAATCCAGCGTATCACAGGTCGGTTGCAAGAGGTCTCTGAAGATCCGTCCATTTCACAGGACGAAGATCTCTCGACTAAGGCGAAAGAGATCACTTCTATGCTTGAAGGATTTTCGGATAGAAAAATCTCAACTGAAGTTATTGAGACAGTTCTCAAGACACAACAGTTGGTTTGCGAACTAGAGAACTTGGACAATGATAGCAATTAAGATTCAAAATGATCCTCTTACTGGTGAGGAAATAAAAGAGACGATTTATTTAAACGCGTCGAGGAGTCTGAATGGCGACATTATGATCTTTGACCATGAGGATGTGGACATAGTTGTGATTCCCTCAAAGAATAAGTGTGTTGCATTCCCAAAAGAGGAGATCGATGATAAGGCATATGGAGCACAAGATAGGTTATTTGATGTGCTTGTCAATCGAGGCGTCGTCGACCCTTCTTCAGTCCGCGGCGGATCCTTTTATGGCGCAATAGAAGCTACAATCCTAGAGTCGGCATTTGAGGGAATAGACGAAGTACAGGCAACCCTCTATGTTATACACAAGTTCATCGAAGAAGAGAAACCGTATTTCGAGGCGACCAATGCCATATCTGACAGAGACCAGGACCATGTGCTCGACCCAGAGGATGAATACAGTACCGAACTTGGCGACGTGCCACACTCAGACAAGAAGGGGTCTATGGATCCT